CTTTTCCCGGAGAATTGGTATTCGGGAACTACATAACCGAACGTATCAACAACGAATCGTTTATGGGCGTGGAGACCCATCGGGAGCCCTATTTGTTATGGATGGTTTCGAAATAACGCTGGACGCGATTTGCGTTTGGAACGGAAAAAGATAAAACGTCGATAAACTAATAAAGGGGTTTTTATTAGTGTATCAATCAGCCATCGGATGAATTTCGGAGATTTGAAACTAAACGTCCTCCTCGGGCGAACCCATATTGAAAATCAAATCAAACATATTCTGAAATCGTTTTCGGCGAATTGTAAAGACATCAATTTCAAAAAGGGAATTTACATTTATGGTTCTCCCGGTTGCGGAAAGACGGAATTCGTGTTGCGTTTATTGAAAGACATGGATTACGACGTTATCCAATACGACGCGGGCGATGTCCGAAACAAAACGATGATTGAAACCATAACGAGCAACAATGTGTCGAGTTGTAATGTGTTGAATATGATGAAGGGGAAGAAACAGAAAATTGCGATTGTTATGGACGAAATCGACGGAATGAACAGTGGCGACAAGGGGGGTATAACGTCGCTCATCAAACTGATACGACAGAAAAAAACCAAAAAGCAGCGGTTGGAGCACGTCACACTGAACCCGATTATTTGTATCGGGAACTATTTCGTGGACAAAAAAATCAAGGAGTTGATGAAAGTCTGCCACACGTTTGAACTGAAGTGTCCCGACAAACCGCAAGTCCACACGATGATAACGCGACTGATGCCGAACATCCGCGACCCCGAATTGTTTGGCGATATCCAGAATTACGTTCAGTCGGATATGCGCAAACTCGCGTTTTTGGCGTCGATATATGTCAAGAAACCGGGAGTCATAACGTCGGAAATGATACGGACCATTTTCCATACCAAATCGCACAACGACGATTCGAAACGCATCATCCAGAAACTGTTTGAAGCGCCGGTGTCCATCAAAGACCACAATTCGTTTATGAACGAAACGGACCGAACGACGGTTGCGTTGCTCTGGCATGAAAACGTGGTGGATAAACTGGAACGACTCCCGAAAAAGACGGCGTTTCCGTTTTATCTGGATATTTTGCGGAATATGTGTTTCGCGGATTACATTGACCGTATTACGTTTCAGAATCAGATATGGGTGTTTAACGAGATGAGTTCGCTAATTAAAACGTTCCACAACAACCATTTGTTTCACGGATGGATTCGCGAACTTTCGACAAACCCGGCATTGACCAAATCGATTTCGCAAATTCGGGAGTCAAACGGCGACGCGGTGCGATTTACCAAAGTGTTGACCAAATACTCGACGGAATACAACAATTTGTTGTTTGTGTTTATGTTGTGCCAGGAAATGGATATGGACCGGGCGGATATGATATCGTTTTTTCAGGAGTTGCGGCTGTTTTACGGCAAGGATTTTTTCAACAAAACGGACAAGGTCAACAATGCCGAAAAGGTTTTCGTGGATACGAACATAACCAAACTGGATATCAAACGCGTGTATCGGTATTTAGACAAAAACGTCAAACGCGATTCGTCGGCGGTTGTTGACGAGGTAGATGCGGAAGTAATGAGCGAAGTGGGGGAACCCTAGGGTTCCCCCCACGCCCCCCTCCCTATCAGGGAACCGTAGGTTCCCTGATAGGGAGGGGTTCGGGGAACCGTAGGTTCCCTGAGTAGGTTCCCTGAGTAGGTTCCCTGAAGTATTTGTTTCCAAACCAATATAAATATCTATATAGACCTACATTATATTTTCGTATAACATTTAGGAAAACCCAACCGATGGGAAAAGTCAAGTCTCACACCCCCAAACTCAACAAGAAATATTACCCATTCGTGAGTGTATGTACGCCCACCTTCAACCGACGCCCCTTCATTCCCATTATGTTCGAGTGTTTCCGCAACCAAACCTACCCGAAAGACCGTATGGAATGGATTATCGTCGATGACGGAACCGATAAAATCAAGGACCTCATTGACGCCGCCAACATTCCCCAAATCCGGTATTTCCAGCCGGCCAAACGGATGAATTTAGGCGAAAAGCGGAACTACATGCACAAACAGGCCAAGGGGTCCATCCTTGTTTATATGGACGACGACGATTATTATCCTACCGAACGCGTCTCCCACGCAGTGGAACGGCTGATGGAAAACAAAGAAGCGCTCTGTGCGGGGTCGAGTGAGATGTATATTTATTTCAAGCACATCCACAAAATGGTTCAGTGTGGTCCCTATGGTCCCAATCACGCGACGGCGGGAACGTTTGCGTTTCGCGCGGCGTTGTTGGACGAGACCAAATACGAGGACCACGCGGCGTTGGCGGAGGAACGGGCGTTCTTGAAAGGCTACACGATTCCGTTTGTCCAATTGGACCCGATGAAAACCATTTTGGTGTTTTCGCACGTCCACAATACGTTTGACAAGAAGAAATTGTTGGAGAATCCGCATCCGGATTACTTGAAAGAGTCGCCGAAAACGGTGGATATGTTCATCAAAGGCGAAAAGGAGGCGCACATCAGGCGGTTTTTTATGGAAGACATCGATACTTTATTGGCCGCCTATGAACCGGGAGAACCGAAAATGAAACCGGAAGTCTTGGAACAAACCAAGCAAATCGAGGAGGAACGTCGGAAAATGATTGAAAAACACCAGGCCGAGCAGCAGAAGCAGCAACCTTCGATTGTGTTGGAACGCGAAGGTCATCCACCGGTTTCGTTGTCCATGCAACAAATCGCCGAACTACTACAGCAACAACAAAACGAAAACAATGCGCTGAAACAGCGAGTTTCCGAACTCGAGGCGGCGTTGTTTCAACTTCAGCGGATTCACGCTTCTTCGGGAGTGTTTGTGGAAAAATCCAAAACCGAACCGGAAATACGGATTGATATTTAACGTCTGGCGTTATGTATCAAAGATACATAGCGCCAGCGTATATGGCTGATGTAATTTTACGTTAACCAGGGTTAACGTAAAATAACTCCAGCCATTAATGGCTAGACTTATGCGTTAGTGTATACATACGATAATAATGTATGGTATGTATTTTTTGGAGGGGGTTTTATCAATCGAATACTGAAGTTCTAGTCGGTGTAGATGATGGGCCAAAACCAACTCCAACATCGGACAGACCTACAGGACTATTCGACGTTGATTCGGGAGTGGTGGATTTCAGAATATCGGATTGGTTTTCGTTAGGGTCATTGAAGTATTGTTCTGGTATAACACCGCCTTTCAATAAACTCATTAACTTTGTCGGTATAAACATAAACATACTGTGGATGAAATGTATGCGGTCGCCGATACTAAATATCATTGCCAACACCCAAAAGGGTAACGTTATGATTCCCTCCAAAATCAACGCGATAAAGGCAATTATCTTGGTTATGGTGGACAAATACGGTTCGTCCGATTCCTCGGGGTCTTTTGCTTTAACAAAGTCAGAGATTTTGACAATTCCTCCGGATTGCATAAACAACAACCCGATGAGTATGGGGATAACGATAACCAACGAATACATTGTGTTCGAAAGGTCTTTCAGTCCCGGACTCTTGATGTCTTTCACTTCAATCATTGCTTTGATGATGGCACCCAGATAGATGCCGCCGATGTATATCAAAAACAGATTCCGCTTGAGGAAGTTTTTGGCGGAAGTAAAGAAATTGTCGGTGGGGTTGGCCTTCGAGCATGACTCGCGCGCATCGGCCATCATACGGGCGATTTGAGAGAACGGATTGGACCCGTTCATAAAGGGAAACAGCAACAACGGAGCGAACGAATAGAACGACAAATAGGTTATGATGAGTATGGTCGATAATTTGGTCGCGATAATGACCAACACCATGACAATGACGAAAATGATGATAGTCAATAGCATACTCTGGAACAATCCTTGAACGGCTTTCATCTGTTTGAAATCAAACACCACTTTGTATAAATACGAAATACATCCAAACAACATGACAATGCCGTATAGTAGATTGGGTCGTTTGGCCTCAATATCCTCGACCGTTTTGCCGAAATATTTGTTCAAAGGGGGATACAGGACCGAAAACACGACGAAAAACAAGGTCATATTCAACCATTTTTTGTCGAGTATAGGCCGGACGTAATTCTCGTAAAATTTTTCTTCTTGGCGTTTCCCGAGCAAATAGTAGTTTAGGAGAACCGCCGCCGAACTGGCGGGACCCACAATCCATTTAATCGGGTTGAACACTTTGTAATCCATCAAATGGGAGAAATCGATGTAATGGTCGGTGTAAAACAGCAAATACCACCAATTGAATGCGGCCCAGAGGCCGAAAAAGACGGCGATGTAATGTTTCAAATGTTTTTCGACAATCCGGACATCGTGGACGAATTTCTCGTCTTTTTTGTCGTATTGGTAAAAGAGTTCCACCATTTTAATCGAAACCATTTCGGGAATGAAAAACAAACGCGTAATGTACATGAAGGTGGTTTTGAGCGTTGTTATGAACTGACGCAGTTTGTTGATTCCGGTTTCTTTGCTTTTCGCCAAATTTGCCCACATTTTGTCCAGCTCTTTCATTTTGGCTTCCCCGTCGAAGATTTCGGCGTTGTCTTCCAACCCTTCGCGGATGGGTTCTTCGTCCGCGGAGTCTTCGTCCGCGGAGTCTTCGCCCATTGACGTGAACCCTTGTTTTTGTGGGAGTGGTTTCTCATTTTTGACTTTGGGGCGTTTTGGTCGTTTGAGTTTCGGCCGGCGTTTTGGTGTATCTGGGTCAATCCGCGATTTGGTGTTGGTTTCTGCGCGTTTATTTACCTCGTTGAATTGTTTCCTTGGGGATTTCGGAGTCGAATCGCTTTTACCGGTGCTGAGATTTAACCCTATCGGAACGGCGTTCGACACAATGGGCGCAATCCATACATATTCCATCGTGTCGGAGGATACGTTTCCATAGTCTTCGTCGGCTTCGTCGTTTGTTTCCGTTTGACGACCAGATGCGGTTTTCCGTTTACGCATTCGACTGCCGTTCAGTATATCTAAAGCAACGGTTGGTAAGTCAACGTCGGTATAATTTTCATTCGTTTCTGTATCGGTGTTAATTGATTCGACCACACTAAATGGTTTTTTCTTCCATGTGGTGCGCTGCGGTTCCATTATGTTATATTCACGCGTATAATATAATAGTCCAATATATTTACACTCGGTTAGCGGGCGCATACGCATTCTATCGGGAACATAAGCATTCTATCGGGCGTATAACATTCCGCAATTGCCGCCAATAAACGACAACACATTGTATCGTTCTTCGTATAGAGTCATATTGAATGTATATTCGTAAAGCCGCCAGTTGTTTTTGCGAATACCAATCGGGTTGTTGTTTGCGTCGCAAATGACATTGTATACGTCTTGTAAGGGGTCAATCACCGGAACAATCGTGTTGATTTCGAGTTCAATGGTTTTGAATTTGCTTAGATTCAATGCTCCGGAAGGTTGATAATCGAACGGATTGGTATTTAGGCAAAAGTTATAGCAATAAATGCCGGGAGGCGCGTTTCCGGCAGTTCGCACGTATTTTTCCACATAGTCGAAAATTCCGCTGGGGAGAATATTCTCGCGATAATCTCCATTCAAAACAATACCCATCGAAACCATAATATCACGCAGGTTTTCGTTGGTATAATCCCCCGTTATGTAGAAACCAGTGTTGATGCCATAATTCGTATTGACATTGTTTTGCGGTCCGCCATTGGTCGGCGCCAGGCGAATCCCCGAAGGAATGGTGCGATAGGGCCAATTGGTATAGTTGCTCCATTCGTTGCGCATATTGACGTCGTTGCGTTGAAAAAACCACATCCAGTTGGAAACCATTCCCGACGAAGTCAATTTGACTTTTTTCGAACCCACCATGTTTTCGAATTTGTATTCAAACACGTCTTTGACTAAATACATCTGGTCTTCCATCGCAAACTGAACCCGTTCCTCTTCCGATAAAAAACAATAGGTCGACAACAAATGAACATCGGCATTCCACGTGTTTACTTGATTGCTGTATTGCGAAATGTCAATGTTGACTCCCGGAGGCGTCTGTAAGAATCGGAACATCCGAAACTGCGTTAGATTGAAATCCGGCTGCATATACGGAAACCCATTGGGTCGGTCAAACACGTCGCGCGCTTGGAAGAGTTCTTGGATGGACCGCAAGGTAACGCTGATTTGGAGTTCATTGTATTGAAGCGAAATCAGCGGAAAGGCGCATCGGCTGTCGAGCGTAAACCACGTATTGATGGGTATGTATAATTTGCGACTACGGAAGGACGGTTCCGCGGAGGCGTTGGTAGTGGTGTAATACGCCGATGGATACGTATTGCGACGACCGTAGGCGTTGGCCAAATCGTAAAATTCCGGAGTATTTCCCGTCATTTCGTTGAATAATTTCTTTTTTTCTTCCGTGAAATCGCGTTCCAC